CGTCTGTAAAGCAAGTCCGGGATCTTTCACGTCAACGCCTCTTTCATACGTTTGATATGCTTTGGCTTTTCTTCTTCGGCAGCAGGAAACAAGAATGGCTGTGATGGCATCCTACCTTGACCATTCTCGTAAAACTCCATTGCGTAGTCTCTCAAGTCTTTGTCTTTACTCGATAGATAGTCCCTTGCAAAAGCCCCTGTGCCAAACTCCACATAAGGTGCATACTTAACCTTCACTTCGACATTCGCCTCTTTGCCTGAATGATCACCAACAATAGCACTTCTAAGTCGACCACCAGCACCGATTCTTTTGTTCGTAGGTGCATTTCTTTTAGCGTTACGCACAATGTTCATAGACGTAATCTGATTGGCTCTCTTAATCTTCGCCTCTGTATCAGTTTCACGCTTTTTCACATTTCGAAGTAAGGCATTCAACCCCAAGACTTTTACATCAATCATACGCCTCCTGTGTCGCTAAACATTGGACAGTCCAATCACTCTCATTTACGTTGATCACCGTATTGATGATGAAATTTCGCCCTGAATACACAAGCCGAATACCGTTATCCAACGTATCTCTGTCGTAAGAGAAACTTATCAAATCATTGCGCCACCGGAAAGTAATCTCATGTGTGGTATTCTGTACTGCCCGGTCGATACTCAATAACCTCGTAGCACTCAACGGCTTAATATCCGCCCACGTTGTGAAAAGATTCGTATCGGCAGGAATAGTCCCACCCATACCATCGCTTGTCGTGCTGGTGTACTGAAGCGTTACTCTCTTACTGAAAGACCCGATATTGACTCTGTCGCCCTTCCTGATCATAGCGTCATTATTCGATACTCAGACCACAAATCTTTACTCGAACCCGGCACTTCGTACACATTGAAGTCAGCAGTATTCTGCCTGTCTTCGTAGTTCGTAGCAATCCACTTCAAAAGACCTAATTTCAATTTGTTGGGAATAGTCGCATAGCCTGTATCGTAGGTAACAACCAACCGATTGCCATATCCCACCTCCTCAGGCTTCAGCACTCGTATCGTATCACCCACCTGCTCCCAGATAGACGTAACATCGTTATTTGTGCCATCCTGAAACCTGTACTCAACTGTGGTAACAGAAGTAACTGGTGCATAGGGAAGATCAACAGACGCTCCATATTGCTCCCAGACCGCTTCAATCGTGTATGTCCTTATCGACCTATTGGTAAAGGCTTCGAACGCATCGTAGGCAGCCTCTATCAGTAAATCAATAATCGTGTCATCAGTCGTGTAGTCAACACGCAGGAAGTTCTTCACCTCACTCGTAGTAAGAAACGTAGGTGTTGCGCCCTCTGTCTTCGTAGCGCTCACCAAAATAGTGTCGATGTTATACGGTGCTTTTAGCATAGAAAAAAATAGGGAGAAGCCATAGCCTTGCTACAACCCCTCCCCTTTAGATTAAGATCCAAGTGCTGTGGTGAAATCACCGTACACAAATGCATTCGGATTGTGAATAGGTAGTGCCAGTCTTTCTTCAACCCGGACAGTAACCAAGTTCTTGATTACGTTGTCCTGATCTTGCTCGAAAAACTGCAGACTTACGCCCTCACGAAGTGCAAGGGTTGCGCCAAGATTGAAATCACCCACGATGAAGTCATCCGCTGTAACGGCTGTATTCGTGATGATAGGAACACCAGCAACTCTCGGTGGTTGACCGCCAAAACGAACGGCATCCGGGAAGTAGTATCGGTTCTCGTTGTCCTTCTCGACAAGCATGATGTAAAAGTCTTCAGGATTCAACATAACCGCTGAAGCCTGATACTCACCATTGTCAGTGCGCACTTGAGAAATAGCGTTCACAAGAGCATCAAAACGGCTCACAATCGACATCCCCGTGATACCAGCATACGCCTGTGCTACTGCTGTGATACCCTCAAGGTTCTCACCAGAACCGTTGCCGTAAAGGATCTGATTGTCCTCATCGACAAACAACTTCTTCGGCAGTCGCTGATTGATGTACGAAGTCAAGAACGCTGTGTCATCAAGCATCTGTCTTGAAAGACGGATGTAAGAAGCAATCGTTCGTACTGGTGCATCATACGCCTGAAGAGAGAAATCACTAATCCCTTTGGCTGACCCTTCGGTCTGGACATCTGTCCCATCGGTGTAAGCCGTTTCACGAACATAACGAACATTGTCGCTCGTTGTCGAAGCCTGTGAAAGAAACTGCCGTACATGCGTCGCTCGGTCAGGATCAAAGAAGATGCCCGGCAGACGATCGGATTCAACCACTTCATTGGTGTAAGTGTTGCCAGTCGTCATTGGATCATTGGCTGTCTTCAGCTCCATTCGGAAAGAACGGCTGTTGTTTTTCAGCTCCTGCAGTTGTGATTTGTGCGCTTCAATCTGTGATGCAAGTTCACCTCTAAAGGTCTTTGCTCCTTCTTTTCGGTTTCCGGCTTTCTCAAGGGAATCCATGCGCTCTTTCAACTGCTCGGCTCTCTCAACCAAACTCTTAAGTTGGTTTACAGTTTCTTCATGGGCACTGCCCACGTTCTTGATTTCTTCGGCTTGTTTTGCTTCGACCTGTGAAATCTGCTCACTGATCTTCGCCAAGCCCTGTTCTACTTGTTCTTTAAGTTCCATGATATTGTAGTTAGGTTAAAGTTATCGAATAGGTCTTTCAGTGAGTCGTCAGGAGTCGCATCAGCGGAGTCCGTATCAAGTACTGGTTCTTCTGTTATAGATTTTAGAAGTTCTTCTATCTGCCGGAGTCGGCTGTCGGAGTAGTCCAAATTGTAGGACTTTTCAATCAACTCCAGTATGCCGTAGGTGCTTTTCAAGTCCTTTACACCCTCTGCAATAGATAGCATATTAGCACCCCATCCTGTAAGAAAGGAGTACTCGTACAGTTTATATTCTTTGATGATCTTTCGGTCTTCATCATCTCTCTTAATCACTTCGTACCCGATAGACAGTTCAGGACTCATGCCATTCTCAAGCATCAACTCAAGATCGGTGAACATATCCCTTGCCACTTCTTTCTTCAGGTTGAATTGTGTCGTTGTCTTCAGACCGTAGGGATCATCGGCATCCATCTCTAAAGGAATACCCAGACTTATCGTTGAATTGTGGTCTTTTAAGACTCTGATACGCTTGAAATTGTTATTGACCGTTCTCTTGAAAGAACCCTTTGCGCTGATATCGCCATCGCTGTCCTCGAAGTCGTAAACGTTGGCATACGCCACTACCACGCCCTCTTTGGAGTCAAGGTCTTTAATCTCTTGCGGATTGCTTTTGAATTTCATCATTTTGTTTGCATCACTTGTTCGTATTGCCCAGTCTACACCCTCATTACCGCCCCACGCCAACCACATCAAAGCGCCACATGATTCTTTGGGATCACCACCCGAATTCTGCCTGTGCCTGTTAAACGATGCCATCCTTCGGACAGTATCTAAGCTTATCGGCTTTCTGTCGGCTAACTGCCTTGCTCGTGTCCATCCTACCCTCGTGCCACAACCCCGATCATTTTCTTCTTTGATACGGATTGCCCTCTTTGCGTTTTCAGTAGCGGCTTTTGGATAGTCTGTAAACATATCCGAATATACGAAGATTTTCAGACCTGCCTTTCAAACCTTGAAGGTGTCGGAAACATTGTATCAAATTGCGACAAGTCCCTGATCATCGGTGTCGCACTCCACAAATCAGTATCCTTCGGTGAATACCCTTTGACATCACCCCTCACTTTACACTCGAAAGACCCTTCATGAACACAATACGCCTGGCGTACTGATAGACTCGGACTCACTGAACGCTGCGGATAGTTCTCCGCCATCTCTAAGAAGTTCTTACTGATAACTGGTAAAGGTGTATGCACTAAATAACATGGCTCTTTGGGAAACAAATCGGCTGTCGCCCATACCATCTTACTGTACCACGTCTGCCCCCTGCCCCTCATATAGGCTTTGTGCTTCATGGTGTACGGCTGACAGTAAAACATAGGCTTCAAAGGTTTTAACAAATAGAAGTCATCATCCATCTGTATAAACTCGTCAAATAACGTACAAGCCACCTCCATCTTACGCCATTTACTGACCGCCGGGAAGTCATCATCAGGCACATAAGTAATGCCTTCGCCTGTATGCCATGAAGGAGTTTCACCGACTATCTTAATATTAGCATCAGGATGATGTTTCAACACGCTGCGAATAGAGTACTTGATCTCGATGTCATCGTACTTCGACCCACTCCCCAAGATGTATACAAAGTTATTCATAAGGTATAAAAGCCACCGTACAACGACAGTTAATGATGTTACCCGGTGAACCGTTGGGATCGCCAGGATATTGCAGTTCTTCAGCACCCCTTGCTGTCGGTGTGATGAAAGGCTCATTCTTTTCTACCGTTACACCATCCATCTCAACATGATCGTACTCATCACCATTCTCAAATGATCGTGTTCGGGAATCAACAGAAGCAATCCACTCTTTCTTGTAGTCTAAGCCTGTGGATTCAGCACCCAATACCGCCCCTTCGTTACTTGCGCCTATTACCTCCGTTCGTGCTATGGTCTGCGCCCTCCTCATACTCATCGCACTACTCGACCGGATGTTTCTTGCTATCTCATCTGTCCCCAGTTCATCCCTGATACCCTGATCAATCACTTTGCGGATTCTCAATAACGTGGTGTTCGTAATACCAACGATCTTATCCCCTGCTCTCGTCAAAGCGAACGTCTCCATGTGGGCATCCCACGTTGTGAATAGGACTTCATTCTTCGTTCTCGTCAAGCTCCGGTAGATGGCAGTCGCAAACTCTCTGCCGACCCGCTGATATACTCTCACAAAGGCATCTTTGATCGGTCGGTCGTCTATCTCGGTGTTCTTCATGTCCGCCGGACTTAACGCCTCTAATATCGGCTTCGCTGACTGTCTTAACGCTTCTCTGAATTGCCTTGCTGTCCATGTCTCTAAACTCCTTCGTGATTTTTCAAACTTAATCCAGTACTGACCCTTCTCGCCCTGCTCCCACTCCCTGTAACAGATAGCCACCGCCTGTTGCTGTGGTGTACCCTCCGCCATCACAACCTCCACACAACGGCTGATAAACTCACCTTGACTTTCTGATGGTTCAGGACTTGGTATCGGCATTGATGTAGTCTGTGAATTTCTCACCCTGTTCAACTGGCATCTTTCGCATATCGACCCAAGGCTGATCGTAGATAGCATCATCCAAACGCCCATACCCCAAAGCTTCACGCTTCTCATTGAACGTCAACTCGTCAATCCTCGACAGTCTTTCAGCCACCTTGTCCAAGTCCTCTGCCAACGCTGGTATCGCTGATGTGTCGTAATCAATGTAATACTCCACGCCATCCCTCTGTGAATAAGCAGGGACTAACCATCGGTTCAGTTCGTACTTCAAATGATCAAGCATAGGTAAGACCGTTTCGTAGTATAACGCCCTTCGTGATTCTTTCTTGTTGGCGTTCGTCTTATTGTCGGGATCGTTTAACAACTCACTCGATATACCGTAAATGTTACACAAATCCCGAAGGCTCATCTTCTGACTTTCAATGATATTCAAGTCAACCGGACTGATACCAAACTGCACCCACTTCCACTTGTTGGTAGTAAGTAGCATCTTTTTATAGTTGTTGACAGACTCCGTTCTTGCTTTCATATCCCTTTGTAACTGCCCAAACTGCTCTGGTGTGATGTATTCATCTTCCAACGATAGCATCCCTTCAGCACCCATATTCTGAAGCGCTCTCTGATTGGCTGTGAACGTATCATTGGATTGCGTTACCACTGACCTCGCTGCTCTCAATGGACTCATACCATAGAGATGCGATCCCGGACTCTTGTAATCGGGATTCCAGTACTTCATGTGCATCACCGTATCGTAGTCTAAGGTCGTATCATAAGAATACCCCCTAACCCTGTAACCCTTGATAGGAGACTCCAACCCTCCTGATGAAACGATCTCGGTGATATGCGAAGGCATCACATACAACTCCTGAAACACACTGTCGGCTTCAACGCCGTGAATGTAGGTATCACCAGTAGCAAGTAGAAAACCGAGCATGTTCTCAATAAACTCACTT